CGCCTACAGCATCGCGGGCCGCATCCTCCAGCAGTACGGTTTTCCAGGGCTGGTATCGGTTGCGATTGGGTTTGTTTTGAGAAACGACGTTTTGCTACCGCTTGTGGACGCACACGAAACATTTCTCAACGAACTCACCGCATCTCAGAAAGAGCTTGTTGAAGCCATGCAGGAACAGACACGGTTGCTCTACGCGATGCAGCCACGCACGGCATCTTTCAGACTGCAAGACGACACGCCGCAGAACTAGGATGAAACGAGACAGGATAGCCACGTTCGTTGCCGTGCTTGCTATGGCGGCAATCGCAATCGCAGCAGCGTTTGCGTCAATGATTATGATAGGCTAGCTGTAAATCACTACTCTACGGACGCTCCAGATGAGCCCGATGAACAACAGGTTGCTGGTCCCTCGCAAGACGCCGGGTCTGCTTGACCTTGTGCCTGGGGCCGCAGCCGCATACAGCCTTCGCTCTCTAAGCAACTCCTATGCTGACCCAGTTGTCACAGTTCGTCGCAGCAGTGATGACGCGGAGGAAGACTTCACTGCGGCAGAGGTGGCCGACGGGACGCTGGCTGCGTTTGCTGGTGCGGGCGATGCGTTCGTTAAGCAGTGGTGGGATCAGTCAGGCAACGCCCGCCATGCGAGCCAAAGCACCGCAAACTACCAACCATCTGTTGTATCTGCTGGCTCTGTGCGTCTTCTTGACGGAAAGCCTGCAATATACTTTTCAAGTAACATGCTTTCTTTTCAAGGGATTGTTGGAGTCAACCAAGCGTCGATCTTTATTCTCGCCAACAATACAAAGCCGACTTCAATGGACGGTGGCGCTGGCTGTTGGCTTGGGTACAGCCTGTCGCCACATCTGTACCTTCAACATACTCAAACGGATTTTAAGTTCGCCTATGCCTCGCTTCTCACTACTCCGATAACCGACGTTACGTCAGCAACCCTTGGCTCATTTGTCGGTAACGCTTCAACAAAGGCGGCATACACCAACGGTGCTCTTGGCGGGACTGGTGGTGCCGTAAGTTTTTCTGCGGACAAAATCGGGAGTTACGCCCAGTACACTGGTGGACCGTATACTGCCTACGGAATGATGCAGGAACTCATCATCTACCCATCGGACCTCACCGCACAGCGTGAACTCATCGAAGGCAACATTGCCTGGAGTTATAGCGTATGAGCCTTGCAGCCAAACTCCCTTACGATCACGCATACGCTGGTGGCTATCCCGGCATCGGCTCGCAGCCCCTGCCAACTGACGCTGATGCCATCGACTATCTGTCACGCATGGCGACGGCTGACGGTGCAGGCGTTGAGACGGGCGTGGCGGTAGCCGTAGATGCGTTCTTTCGGGGCCTAAAGGCCACGCCAGGGCTGTTCGACGCCATCAAAGCAAGTTGCGTTCTGTGCGGCGCGCGAACCATCACGGGGGCACTGGTTCCGCTTGCTGGCGATGCACCAACGTCCAACGGATTTGTGAGCGGCGATTACAGCCGCACCGATGGCATCACTGGTGATGGAACTTCCTATTTAGATACAAATCAAAACACCTCTCTTTTTGCTGCGGCAACCAGTAGACATCACTTCGTTTTTGGAAGCGGATTCGCCGTATCCGGCAGTTTTGCTTTTTCTGGCCTTTATGACTCGTCTTCTGCTGCAACCATAGAGATATTGAATGAGATTGACCCCGGTCCCATCCGGCAGTATCGCTCAGGTTCTGGGGTAGGAGGAAACTACCCAGTTATTTCGTCAGGGTTTACTGAGTCAGGCTCTGTTTCTGCTTCAAGAGTGTCTTCGACTTCGGCATCCTTGTATCAAAACGGTGCAAACGTAAACGAAAACACGTCGAATGTCACTCCACTCGCATCGTCTTTGACGTTTTATGTTTTTGCTGTAAACATCAACGGCAGTCCAGTTGGGCCTACTAATTCAACGTTGCAGTTTTGGTCGATTGGCGATGGGCTGGATGATACGCAGATGCTTGCGTTTCACACCGCCGCCACCAACCTTATGAACCGCCTGAAGTTCGCCCTCCTCGTTGGCGAGAATCCAAGCGGCCTGGACCCCGATACCATCGACTACATTGTGCGCGGCTATGAAGCAGGAGGATCACTGGAATGACCCTAAAGGCGCGCATTAGAGCCATCGACCGCTTCATCAAGGGTTGCCGTGAGGACGGTATCTACGATGACCTCAACGCTTGCTGCGTAATGGCGGGCTGGGACTCGCTTGCTGGTGCGCTGACGCCACTGGTTGGGGCTGCACCGACGAATGCAAACTTCCTTGACGCTGACCTTGACCGGGGCGTTGGTCTAACTGGAGACGGCAGCACAAAATACTTGGACAGCAACAGGGCCAGCGAGGAAGACGATCAAGACAGCCACCACCTTGCAGTATTTCAGACAAGCCCGCAAATCGGGAGCCCGAAATACATTGCCGGTCGCGGCATTGTTGATGCAGGTACAACTACGCTTGTTGGCGTGTCAAGTGCGACAAACAAACTGTACACAAGAAGCCGAAACTCAGCGGACAACGGCGGTGCGGCAGGCCTTTCGGCCACCGGGCTACTAGGGATGTCCAGAAGCGCAAGTGATAACTACGATGTGAGAGTAAATAGCAATAATTCTAACACGGTGCAAGACAGCCAAACGCCGCTTACTGGAAACCTATGGGTTTTCCGCTCCAACAATGTCGGATCAGGGTCTTCGTATGATGGCACATTATCATTCTACTCTATTGGCTCTGCCACCAACCTCGCCCTCCTAGACGCCCGCGTGTCCACGCTTATGGCTGATCTGCGAGCCATTGAAGAGGCTGGTTTTGATAGGGATGCCATCGCCTACATCCGTGCCGTTGAAGAGGCAGACGGGGCGTATCTGGAAACCTCAGTGAAGGTCGCCATCAACAATCTGGTGAGCGGGCTGAAGGCCGAGGGGTTATGGGATGCCATTGGCAGCAGTTGTTTACTTTGCGGACCTCGCACGCTGGCTGGGGCACTGATTCCATTGCGTGGCCCAGCGCCAACGGCAGAGGGCGGCTGGGCGGCTGGCGACTATGACCGCTCAACCGGGATGAAAGGCAACGGCAGTTCTCTTTATCTGGACAGCAACTATGGGCCTGAAAACTTGAACGATGCGGATGTTCATCTTTCTGTGTATATGACAGAAAAATATGACAGCGGCACTGCAAACAGGTTTATTTCCCAAGACAACAACAACCTGACGATATTGGATTCATCAGGAGCCACTGGATTTCGGACAAGAGTTGTGTCGTCAACACTCTACACGCTAGGAACTAGTGCTGCGGTTCCATCACTCGTTGCAGTCAGCCGTTCATCCAGTGAATCCTTCTCTTGGTTTGGGTACGGAGAGAATGGCACGCAGAGCGACAGCGGAGGGGCCGTGAACGAGTCCGCAGGAAATCCATTTGTTTTTAAGGGGAGTGTTGGTCAACTCAACTACTCTGCAAGCAGGCTTGCGTTTTACAGCGTTGGCTCTTCGCTAGACCTCGCCAAACTGGACAGCCACATCAGTTCTTATGTCACAGCAATCGGAGCAGCCATCTAATGCCTGACATCGACGAACCACTGCCACTTCCTGAGAACCCCGCCACCGTCGCAGAGTTGCTTCCGCACCTGCCAGTGCCGTATGACTACGCTCGCCAGTATGCGTGCGTGTTCTCTGCTGAGTTGGCTGACCGGCTAACAACTGTGCAGGCTGAATACCCCCAGCAGTTCCGCGTCACGCCGCTGGCGATGACCGATGGACGCTATCTGATTAGAGGAGCATTGCTCTCAGAAGTGCCGAACGGCCTCTATGGGCATAACTTTGCCCGTCTGGATGCCAGCCGCTTTGACGAGATCGCACTGGTCCCGTGGGCCGAAGCGGTGGCCCTGCTGCCGCAGCCAGACCCTGTGGAGCCGTAAGAAAAAGACGGCATCTTTTCTTAAAGAGTGACCGTAGATTGACCGTTTCAGGCGATAAGGGAAAGCACCCATGAACTACATCACAGCAGAGTCTCGCACCGGGTATGACCGGCGTTATGAAGATAAGGTCTTCGCCGCTGACACCCGCTGTATCGAGATGGTGGACTTCGTAGGAACTGGCGACCAGCACGGCTTCTATTTCTGCCGTGCCGAGTCTTTCTACAGGTGCTTCGCCAACGCCACGTTCAACGGTCCCTGCATCGTAGAGATCGGTGAGTTTCCTGCCGAAGAGTATGACGAGC